ATAATCGCACCGCCCGGCATAAGACGTTGAAGAGGGCCAGACTGAAACCACTCCCAAGCAGGCTTAAATACATCAGCCCTTCCAAGTTTTGCATCTTGCTCGGAGTGTGGATCATCAATGATAAAAAGATCAGCGCCGCGACCAGCGAGGGCACCACCAACACCAATTGCAAAGTATTCACCATTAAAATTTGTTCCCCATCGTGATGCCGATTTACTATCAGCTTGTAGTTCTACTTGTGGAAAGATATCTTTATATGCGTCACTACCCACCAAGTTTCTAACCCGACGACCAAAGTTAACAGCAAGATCAGCGGTATGAGACGCCATAATAACTTTCTTATGAGGATACTTTCCCAAAAACCAAGCAGGCGCAAGATATGATATAAGCTCAGACTTCCCGTGTCGTGGCGCAATATTAACAATAACTCTTTTCTTGACGCCGTTGGCAATGTCTTCAAATATTTGCGCAAGTTTTCTATGATGCTCTCCTATCATGTAACCTGGGTATACATGTTGTATAAAATCTAAAAAAGTTTCTTTGCCCGATTTCTCAACAACCTTGCTCGTATATAGTTTAAGAAGTCTTTGCAGTCTAACTTTTTGCGGACCTTCTGCAAACTGAATTAAACTTTGTAACTCCCCAATTTCTTTACTTGTTATCTTCGGTGTCGTCTCTGTCATCTTCTATAATTTCTGCGTCTATAATTTCATTTTTTGGTTTTAGCAACGCCTTTGCCTTTAATTCTTTTAACATGGAGAGCAATTCGGTCTCAACTTCTTCCATCGTCTCCATTTTATGCGTAACTTCTGTCTTCTTCTTAAATGCATCTATGCCGTCGACTTCACCAATAGATCTCAACGCTGTAATTTGTTCTTTTATATTACTATCTTTGTGGTGTACAAGTTCTACTAGCTTGTTTACCACGAATAACTTTAATTCTGCTAGGTCTTTTACGATCATGTGGTTGTATGTTCCCACTAACCCACCTAAGTAAGCCACGGTTTCATTCGCGTATAGTCCATATTCTTGTTTCATGCCTGGGTTTTCTACCATTTTGCGTGCTAAATCCTCTGCATCCTTTATATTATTTGCGTCTGGCGCAATTTCTTCACCCATAATGTCACTTACTTCTTTAATTGTCTTTGCACGAAGCATAACTTCGTCTTCCGAGGTCATACTTGGTAGAGCTTCCCTAGCATTCTTGGGTATGGGTATGTTTTCTTCGATAAAAGGCACAATAACGACCGCGTTATCTGGGTTATCTTGTTGATTTTCTTGAGTATTTACGTCTGTCATGTGTCGCTGATACACCTTTGGGTAGAATTTTGCAGCTTTACTTGCGATTGTAACATAGTTTATATAAAAACAAGGTAAAATGCCTACATGAAAACCACGTTAACTAAGAAGAACTTAGAAATTCTGTACAACATGGCATGCCAAATGGCACCTTTCAACTCCCTTCCTATGCCCAAATCTTCTAAAGTTAAGTTTAAAGTAATTAAGAACCCTAATATATACGGTTGCTTTGATGAGCACGAGATGGAGATTCAAATAAGTTCTAATGCATGCGGGCACTTCACAACTATCTTTCAAACTTTGCTCCACGAGATGGTTCACCTAGCTCTCTATGTTCGCGGCGATGAGGACTTTCATGAACACGGCCCTAAATTCCTTCGTATTAAAAACGTCTACTCCGAGTTATACAACTTCGATCCTAAAGCAATTTAGTTTTCATTCGTTTTACCTTTTTCTTTCCTTTGAATGAAACTTTACTAACTAAACTCCCAACTTTTTTTGCAAAATATTTTTTTGATATCCCTTTTTATTTGATATGGGGGTATTTCAGTTTTTATTAGATCATTCGTGTAAGTCTAAGTGTAGAAGACAAAAAATAATTCCTTTTAAAATTTTTGGGGGGTGGGGGGTGGGTAGGGGTCCAGGTGGGCGGCCGCTTATCTATTTGCTTATAATTGTAAAATAATAGTTGACATATTATAATTAATTATGTATCCTGGTTTTGCAGTACACGTTATCAACTTTAAAAAGGGTTATCAATATGAGTAACATAGCGCAAACAATAACAGACAGTATCATTAAGCAATTAGAATCAGGCGTGGCTCCCTGGGTTAAGCCTTGGAACAGCAACGGCATCGATGCACCATATAATCCAGTAGCTAAACGTTATTACAATGGTATCAACTTCATTCAACTGTCGATGATGCCAGGATCTACTCACAACTGGGTAACATATAAGCAAGCTCAAAGCGTTGGAGCTCAGGTGCGCAAGGGTTCGAAAGGCGTCCAGGTAATATACTTTAGCCCGCTCGAAGTCCAGGACAAAGTATCAAACGAGGTTAAGAAAATACCCATGTTAAAAACATACACTGTATTTAACGCGGATCAAGTCGATGGCCTCGAGTTACCAGCACCAGCAGAGCGTAACATGAATGAGACTATTCAATCGTGCGAGGCATTCATTAAAGCTCAACGCGCGTTGATTAAGTTCGGAGGCAACCGCGCATTCTACGTACCCTCTGCGGACTATATTCAGTTACCTGGTCTCGATCAGTTTAAATCAAGTGCAGACTATTATGCGACAACGTTGCACGAGTTATCTCACTGGACTGGCCACGAGTCACGATTGAACCGTGATTTCTCAGGACGATTCGGTAACGAGGCATATGCCTTCGAGGAGCTAGTCGCAGAATTAGGTAGTGCGATGTTATGTGCTCACTTAAAATTAGACGGCCAGTTACAGCATTCAAGTTACATTGCATCATGGCTCAAAGTATTAAAAGATGATCCTAAGAATATCTTAAAGGCATCAGCACTAGCTCAGAAGATTTTAAATTACACAACTAACGAGGAGGCAGTGGAGGCGTAAGCCTCCCTGGAGTTATTATGGATAAATATTTAAAAGTATGGATCGAGTTACCATTACCCAATAGCACCGAAGAGGCAGAAGACATTTGCACTAAAGCTAACCGCATGATGCAAAGACTGGGCGACACGAACGGGCGCGAGTTTAGATACTGGGACAAGGAACGAAAATATTCATGGGGCGGTGACATGGGTTTTATGTTTCTCAGTGATCGAGGCAATTGGTTTAATTTAGATTATTTAGGAAGGGAGTAAATTATGAGTATATACGAAGAGTATTTTGACGGCCGTAAACCAAGTAAATCTCAGCTAGTACGCAGTATCAAACGAGGTTTAAAACAAGGCTACACCGACTTCGAGTTATCCTGGGGCGAGAACATGATCAACCTACAAAAGAACCATGATAATACCTGGTTTGGCTGGGGCTGGATCAAGGCCTTAGGCGGTGACAACTTAGCTAAAGAATTAAACCAGGAGGGCGTATGAATTATTACGCCGTAACAAGTAACATGGTATGGGACTTAGATAACCAGTTATCACCTGGTAATGCAGAGCACTATGCCGTGGACCAATTTAATATACACCAGGCTCCAGGAGGTTACCTGATATTAAACTCGAACGAACTCAAGGAACTCATTCGACTGGGTAATAAAAGGTTAGAAGCAGAGGGCGTCTTTTGACGCCTTTTCTTTTTAGGGTAGGGAACAGGTATCAAAGCTGTTTGTTCATACGGCTTTTTGCGTTCAGGGAATTCCCTTTGCGTAACTTGACAAATACTCAAGTATCGTGTATTTTATGAGATCAACATTATTAAACGAAAGGTTGCTATATGCATACAATTAATTTTTACACTAAAAAGGACGCTATTAACATAGCTGGCTCATGTACTAAAACCTCAAAAATGCCTAGTGAATCTTACAGTCTACCCGCTAAGGAATGCATTACAGGGTCAAAGCTTGTCAAGGTCAAGGGTTCAGTATGTTACGACTGTTATGCTTTAAAAGGTAATTATCAAAGGTTTGCTAAAACGATAGAGCCGTTACAATATAAAAGGCTTGAATCTATCACAAGGCCTGAATGGGTTCAAGCTATGGTCAAGCTTATTGATCATAAGCCGTTTTTCCGCTGGCATGATAGCGGGGATCTTCAAAGTGTAGAACACTTATCTAAAATAGCATCGATAGCCCGACACTTACCTAAAACACTTTTTTGGTTGCCAACACGCGAGTATGACATTGTCAAGAACTTTCTTAAAACCGAGTCAATCCCCGTGAACTTAGTCATCAGGATGTCAGCGATGATGATCGACGCACCGGCTAAGTTACCTAAGTCATTAAAAGGTCAGGCCAATGTCTTAACAAGTACCGTACATAAGAACAAAGAGTTAGACGGGTTTAAATGTGTAGCACCAAGTCAACAAGGTAAATGTGGTTCATGCCGTTCATGCTGGGATAACACTGTCACAAATGTGTCATACCACGCTCACTAAGTTAAACCCCGTACAACAAAGCCCTATACTCAGTAGGGCTTTTTCTTTTTTAGTAGTTGACTGTTTTACTCAAGTATTTAATTTAGGGGGGATCGTACGAGACGGGGGAGGGAACAGGTATCAAAGCCAATTGCTCACGGGGAATTCCCAAGTCATGACCAAGTTTAACCTCGGAAAAGCCATGTTCCACTTTGTTCCTACTTTGTTCCACTCTGTGTTCCTACTTTTTTTAGGTAAGTCTTTGATTTACAAGGTTTGTTCCCATGTTCCTACTCGGTAAACATAGGGGACGGAGGGTAAATTTTGAGAAACTTGGTGACAAAGAAGGCTCTTTGCGCAGTGAAAAGCAAAACCCCCATCACTATCGTCAAAGCGTGAGAACATAGAACATTGCACAAAAAATAAGCACTATAATAATAATAATAAAAATATTTATTTATATATAACAAGGACTTACCATTTTCATTCCCTCTCTATTTCCATGTTCCTTGTAGCTATTCGTAAAGTTCACAAAGTAGAACATTGAGAACATCAATATAATCAAGCACTTACGAGGGACTCAAAACCAAGTATAAATCAGTAAGTCATTGTTTTAAAAGGAAAACCAAGTTTTGGCAGAGCAAAAAGAGGCGGATTGGATAAACCAAGTAATACTTGAGTAAAAGACTGGGGTATTTCAAAGCTCTGAAACCGCGTTATGTAAAATCGAACACAGGAAAACCCATAGCAATATCCGTGCCACCTCAAAACCCTATTGAATTGTAATTAGTAAACTAATAGTTGACATAAGTTAAAAACGAGAGGATGATCTACACATGGCACAAAACAAGGCCATTAACAATAACCACACTAGAAAAAGGGGATTACATGAAAAACGCTAACACAAAATACACAGTAGAACTTACTTACGAAGAATTAAGATTAATAAGACAAGCATGTTTCTCACACGAGAGAGATTTAGGGGACGATATCCTAAAAAATAAAAGATACTCAAAGACTAGCGAAGATGGATATTGGGCAGACCGAGTTCAAATAGACCAAAACGAGTATTTCGATACTCAAACATTAAGAGGCAAGGTTATGGACACAATCAGAGATGAGATGAGAGCAAGGGAAGAGGCAGAACAGAAAGTAGCGTAGTAAGGGTTTGGGGAGGTCACACTCCCCTCTTTTTAATATTAGGAGGCATTATGTTAAAGCATGTAGGAAAATTATTTGATGTAGAAGTCACAAGGTATTACTCAAAAACTATCACGATCGTGGTAGAGGCAGAGGATATACAAGACGCAAAGGACAAAGTAGAAACGAACCAAGCAATCATCAATGTAATAGACAGTAGGATAAGTGAAACACCATTGTCATGGGACGATGAAAGTCTTGAGGTTTATCCAATAGAAACGGAGGCAGTATGAAAACATTTAAAGTAAGCATACCAAGAAGAGTTTCGTTTACCGAGTGCGAAGTATTCTATGTAGAAGCCGAGTCCGAGGACGAAGCGATTAACCAAGTCCACGAATCAAACGAGATAGGTGAGTTTGAAGACCAAGGGGACTACGAAACTATGGAAATTTATGAAACAGAGGCAGAAGAAATCCAACACACGGAGGCACAAGCATGAACTTATTTAACGAAATAGAACGAGTCACAAACGAGATATACAGAAGCAAACTAGGTAAGAGTGATATGACCCATGACGAGATCAAAGTAGAAGCATTGAGACGAGGTTATACATTTTCAGACGAGGATTGCATCGAACTCATCAAGGGTTCATACATAGGTGAAAAGGTAGAAGACGCAGTTGACGATTATTTAAGAGCATACGAGGCATAATATGAACCTAATTGATGGCACAGAAGTAATAGACAATTCACCAAATGAAAAAGCAGGGGAGTTGGCAGAGGCAATCTATGATGATGTAGTATTTTTGTTGGACTTGGAAGACAAGTGTATTGCAGAGAACGAGGACGGAACATACAACACAGAGTTAGGACAAGACTTATTTAATGGTATTTACGAGCAATGCATGAATTACTTTGAAAGGGAGGGAACATGAAAAAGAAATATCTAGTGACGGCAACAGAAACAATATTCTATGAAAAGATAGTAGAGGCAGAGAATGAGGACGAGGCATACAACACCTTTGTTGAAACGGCTAATGAGGAAGATGTAATTGACTCATGTAATTTTGAGGTAGATGAAGTTGAGGAGGTGATTGACGATGAGTAAAAGAATATTGAAATGGAATTTAGAAGTTTTATGGTCTGATGAACCTGATGAGTGGGAACAAGTAGATGAAATACCTGACCACATCGTAAGGGACATTGAAGAGTTTTTAGATTTAGTAGAGGAGGAAAGAAACAATGAATAACGAATGGACGGCAGAGAAGTTTGAACCCGCAGTTGAAGAAGACTTTGAAAAAGATGTTTACTACTGTGTCTATTGCTACGCAGAACAGAATGACAGACTAAGTTGTTGTCATGAGAACCATTTCTTATCGGGTAAAGACTTGATGGATAGAGAGATAGAACTAGATGAAATAGATAGACAAATGGTAAGGGGTTCAGGTAAAGTATATGACCCACCAATGACAGACACAGAGCAATACCTATTAAACAAAGAAAGAGAAGAGGAACATAAAAGCTATGACTACTAAAAAAGAAAAGCAATACATAGTAGAGCAAGTAGTAGTGACAGGATATGTAGTGCATGGTAATGGTAGGAAGACGCCATTTTCATTTAACAAAAACGATTTAAAACCTAATGATTTACTAGGTATTTTTGATGGTATAAGGAGGATTTTTCAATGAGTATTGATATGAGAGTACCAAGTATTAACGAGATGAGAACTTGTATAGATGAGTATTTAAAGAGTAGATATCCGAAGTCTCACTTTGACAACGACGCATTCGATGATGAAACGATTCAAGATATGTTTACTGAAATTAATAGTAAGTATTGGGAGGCATGATGACACAACATCAAGTCAACGAAGAAAAGAAACGCAAGTTTGAAGAAGACATTATTGAAGTAGCAGTGGCCGAGTATTATGAGTATGTCGATGTGCATAAGAGAGAACGAAAAGAAAAAGATGCAAAGATGTTCTACGATGCTATGCGACTCGGTGTAATAAGAGGTATTAACTTTGCAACAAATCAGTATATGCAATCATTAAAAAACTTTGAGGAGGGGAAGAAAGATGGTAAAGATTGAAACACTTGCAGAAGAACTACAAAAAGTAATGGCACAGCGATACGACAAAGAGTTTAACGAGATGAGATTCTTTATTGATAGCGCGTATGAAAATGGTTTAGCAGATGGGAAAGAACAAGCAAAATCAGAAATCATTAACTTAATTAACGGAGGCAAATGATGAAAACAAAATCAATATTTAAAGACTACGAAAGAGAAGTTTATATGAGTGAGTATGTGACGATACCGAAAACAAGGTTAAGACGCATGATTATTAGTGAGGTAGTAGGTTGGGGTATCAGTGTATTCCTTTTGCTTATTACTTTGTTGAGATGAGGTAAATCATGGCTATCATTAACAATGACAGAGAAGCACTAACCCACGCACTGATCTTGGCGATCACTGCCCCTACAGACGAGGCACATAACAAAGTAGTACTGATTGCACAAGAGATATCAGAGCGACTCAGTGATGACGAAATAGAACAATGTAAGAAAGAAGCAATCGCGTGGATTGATGCACAAGAAATGAAAAAGCGTGACGAAGAAGAACAAACAATTCATTAGGAGAAAAGCATGGCCAAGTTTAGTGTAGTAGTAGAAGTATCCATGGACGATACATATTTAAACCAAGTAGAGACATGGGGTGTAGAACCAAGTGACCATGTAGCTACCATATTATCCGAGACCGCACGCGAGAAGGGTCTTGTTGTCAAGACATCGGTACTAGAGTCTGACCACACACTCTATGAACGTCTCGTTAAATATAGAGATCACTTAATCCAAGCAGACGCATACAATGATTTAGAAAATGAGATCATCGCTCGTGCCTGCGTAGGTGGAGTATGTGAGGATTAATATGGATAGAACATTAGAAGACGTAATACAAGAGCAATCACTGTTCGAAGACAGCGCGTTAGAAGACGCAAGTGCATACGCACGTTTGATAAACAAAGGATCAGAACGATTTAAACTAAAGGAGAAACAAGATGGAACAGATAAGCGTGATTGAACATACTAATGCAGAACTAAGAGAACATTGGGGAAACCTTGCAAGTAATTTCTTGGTAGGTAAAACCATACGACGTGTCAGATATTTAAACGATAGAGAAACAGAAGACATCGGTTGGATTAAGTCAGGTCTTGTCATTGAGTTTACTGATGGTCATTGGATCATTGCGATGTCTGATGACGAGGGTAATGAAGCGGGTAGCGTATGGACATCAAGCCAATCTGAAATCAACGTGATACCTACAATCTAAAATGGAAATCCAAAGACATGCGGGTAGAGAACGATGGAAGGCGATGCCACTCTATTGTTGGATTAGAGAACTTGGGTCAATTAAAGAATTAGAACCTGACTCAAGAACACGAGGTAAACCTACGGGAGGGTCTATTGCGGATGAGGTATTAGAAAGATTCTTTAGGCTCTACAAAGTAAAGGTGAAGTCTGCTAAGTTTGTAGATATTGTTGATCAATGTATCAGACGCTATCGCACAGACTATAAGTTTATACGGAATGACATCAAAATGCTTATCAGACACCGCGATGAATATAATGGCCATGCGTTTATAGTTAAAGATGAAGATGGTTATAACGTCATTACGGCAACCCAATCAAAGAAACGTAAGAAAGAAGAGCGCACTCGGCTTATAAAAATAGAACGATCAATTAGGGACGAGGCTGAGTATGAAGACGAAGAAAGACAATTGTTTAGTGACCTTATTACAATTGATGAACTTATTGTTAAACTTAAAAACTTTTTTACTAAGAAAGATATATTATTTTTTGCGCGAGAAAGATATATGCCGTACCACACATTGGGCGGGAAACATGTAGGGTATCGATATAAGGAAGTTGTTAAATGGATCGTAGAAAATGCAACAAGATATTCCCATGCCGGCACGAACGTACATCCCGCAATTATTAGATTTAGAAGTAGGATTAGAAAGGAAGCTAAGCATTTAATACCTGATACATTAAAAGACATAGTTAATCTAACCCCTATGGAAATAGGCTATCCGTCAGGCGTTTACTTTTTATGTCAAGATGAAAAGGTAGTGTATGTAGGGCAGAGCGTTAATCCGTCATCACGTATTCCTCAGCATTACAAAGACAAAAAGTTTAATCGGGTATTCTTATTACCCGTACCTGAGCAAAGACTATTACAAGTAGAACATAGATACATAAGACAGTTTGAACCTTTATATAATAAAACATAGGAGATTAAAGATGGCGACAAGAAAACCATACATCAAAGTAGTAAGTATTAAAGATACAAACCAAGGCGATTGCAAATTAACATTAGATATGAACCAAGCAGGCAGAGAAGTTATATTGCAAGCAGGCATCCAAAAAGCATTATCAGATTACATGGTAGCAAACACAAAGAAATTATCTTTTTGGAATAAACTACAAATCTGTTGGAGTATATTGAAATGACACCCGAAGGTAAAGTAAAGAAGCAAGTCAAGAAGATATTAGATGATCTTGGTGCATACCACTTTTCCCCTATGACTGCGGGATTTGGTAGGAGTGGTGTGCCTGACATCATCGCGTGCTACAAAGGGCGCTTCATTGGCATCGAATGTAAGGCCGGAAACAATGAACCTACGTTGTTGCAAAAACACAACATCAAGCAGATCATTGCCCAGAAAGGCTTGGCAATCGTGGTAAATGAGGGTAATATACAGGAACTATTAGCTATGCTAAAGGAGTTAGAATGACTAGAATGAAGAAAATTCTTAATAGTTATACAGGAAGTAAAGAAGTAAAACACACAGGTGCAGGCGACAACGTCAACCACCCATCACACTACACTCAAGGTTCAATCGAGTGCATCGACGCTATCGAGGAGTCTACTAAAGGATTGTTAGGCATCGCTGCGGTTTGCGTAGCTAACGTCATTAAGTATATTTGGAGATACAAATTCAAGAACGGTATTGAGGACTTAAAGAAAGCTCGTTGGTACCTAGATAAATTAATCGACCACGAAGAACAAAGTAAGAACTGATACCTGTTCCTAAAGAAAAGGAGTACATATGCTAGATCAAGCATTGTTATGCCTCGCCACAACCATTTACATGGAGTCGGCGCATGAACCACGTGAAGCTCAAATCGCAGTAGGTTACGTTTTGATGCGTAGAGCTGAATTTGAACACAAGAACGTATGTTATGAAATGAAACGTCCGGCACAGTTTAGTTGGTATGGTTTAACCAAACCACCTTCGGTGATCCGACAAGAATATAAAAACATAGCATACAGAGTAGTACATAGATTAGAAATAGATTATAGTTACGGGGCAACACATTTTCATGATACCACTATACGAAAACCAAAGTCGTGGTACAATTTAAAACCAGTAGTTAAGTGGTCACACTTAATATTTTATAAGCAGGGGGAAGGTAGATATGCAAGAAACCCTTAAACAGCCATACGCATGGTCGATAGAAGAATTTAATAATGATGGTGATTTAGTATGGTCATCAATCTCACAATTTAGGCCGACAGAGTTATCTTGGATTCGTGACTTGCCGACCAAGAAACATAACATCGTGCTAACCCCTCTCTACAAAGATGAATCGAAAGCAGAGAAGATTACAGGCGTTAAGAGTTATAAAGAATCAACACAAAAAATGATGGAGGCATACAATGGACTCTAAAAAATATGAAGGCACGGGATTTATTATTGTAGGATTTATTATTGGATGTTGTTTAACATGGGCAGTGATGCAATACGCCCACACTCAAAAGAAATACAGCATGAATCTCAAATGCGTAGAAGGGGAACTCTACGAAGAGATTAAACCTAATTTCTATGTGAAGTCTCACCTAGAATGTTTCGAACAAAGGAGTTTTTAATGGACGCAATAGGATGGCTAACTGCTATATGGGTCGCGTGTTGGGTAGCAACATATGCACCTGATTTTAATAAAGAACCACCACAACAACCGGAGAAGGTAAATGGCAACACAGCAAGTACACAAAAGTAAACGTCATGCTAACCCGTTTAAAACAAAAACAGGTAAAGACAGATTAAAAGCATTAGCGTTAAAAGTATTATATGAAATGCTTGACAAGGTAACAGAGCCCGGCAAGAAACGTGCCAAGATAGCTAAAGAGATTGCAAGACGCGAAGTTAAATGATTCCGTTTAGTTACGCAGTAGTAGATAGTGATGGCGAAGTTATACGCCAATACAGATGGTCAGCTAAAGAAGCTAAGTGGCACAAAGACCAGGGTAAGAACGTAGTTAAACTAGATAAACCGATTGAAGTTAAAGAAGACTTGATGGCACTTGTTGGGGAATGTTTATTTTAATGTACACCAAGTTAGACGATGTGAACCAAGCAAAGAAAGTAAACGCATACATCAAAGCCAATCCAAATGCAACAAGAAAACTTATTACACAAGGTTGCATAACAAACCCCCATAGACTAAAGTATTTAGAGTTACAGGGGCTTATAACCTTACCGCCACCTACCCCACGTGGCGAGAGAAATAAAGAGTATTACCATGGACGATGACATAGACCGCGCCAATGACTGTATGCAACACGCGACAGACGTGGCAATCCACAATGCGTCAAGCGAAGCCCATAAGATTGTAAATAGTACTGGACAATGTATATGGTGTGGTGATAAAGTTAAAGATCAGAAGCGTTGGTGCTCAATAGAGTGTAGAGATGAATACCAAAGATACAAGAAGTAAAATTAAACATAATAGGAGGAAAGTTATGGTAACAGCAGACTATGAAGTGTTTAACCATGAACAGCTAAAAGTATTTCGCAAGAACGCTAGAAAAGGAATTCACTTTTTTAGACCCGATACAGTAAGTACACCTACACCACGTTCAGCACGTGAAGCATGGGGTGGCGTATATAAACCAGACCTTACACTTAAACATGAGAAACGTAATGAAAAAATTATGTTAGTGATTGTAGCGGTCATATTAATAGGGCTATCAATAATTTAAAACATAATGCAACTAATTACACTAGATTTCGAGACCTACTACGATGTAGGTTTTTCTCTTTCAGGTTTAACCACGGAAGAATATATTAGAGACCCAAGATTCCAAGTCATCGGCGTAGGTATTAAGATTGATGATGGGGAGTCACGATGGATTACAGGAACTCACAATGCAATCAAACAAGAACTTGATCAAATCAATTGGAAAGAGTCTGTCCTCTTATGCCACAACACGCAGTTTGACGGAGGTATTCTTTCATTCATTTTTAATATCATTCCTGCTATCTATTTGGATACGCTATCTATGGCACGGGCTGTGCATGGTGTGGACGTGGGCGGAAGTCTCGCTTTTCTTGTGGAGAAATACAATTTAGGTCGTAAGGGTACAGAAGTTATTGATGCCAAGGGCAAACGACTAGAAAACTTTTCTATCCAAGACTTAGCACAATATGGTGAGTACTGTAAGAACGACGTAGAACTTACATACAAACTATTTCAAATCTTAGCCCCTGAGTTTCCAGAGAACGAAATTAAGTTAATTGATTTAACATTACGCATGTATACCGAGCCAGTCCTGGAAGTCGACGATGCGTTACTACAAGCTAGGTTAGAAGAAGTACAGGCAGAAAAGTCAGAACTATTAAAAGGTTTGATGACAAGATTAGAATGTGATACAGAAGAATGTGTGAGAGGCAAGCTCGCTAGTAATAAACAGTTTGCCGAGATCCTTCAAGAACTAGGTGTCACCGTTCCACTTAAGGTAAGTCCTGCGACGGGCAAGGATACGTTTGCTTTAGCTAAAGGTGACCAAGGCTTTTTAGATTTATGTGAACACGAAGATCCTTATATTCAAGAACTTTGCCGAGTTAGGTTGGGTACTAAATCAACTATAGAAGAATCTCGTATTGAAAGATTCTTAAGTATTGGTGCTCGTAACAAAGGCAAACTACCTATCCCGTTGAAATACTATGGTGCTCATACAGGACGATGGGCAGGATCAGATAAAGTTAACTTCCAAAACTTACCTGCACGAGACAAGAAAAAGAAAGCATTAAAGAATGCAATTGTGGCTCCTGAAGGACATCAAGTCATTAACTGTGACTCCTCTCAGATCGAGGCTAGAGTCTTAGTTTGGTTAGCCGGGCAGAACGATATTGTTAAATGGTATGAAGAAGGTCGAGATGTTTATAGTGAGTTTGCTTCTAAAGTTTACAACAAACAAATTACAAAAGAGAATAAGACTGAACGTGCAGTAGGTAAGACTTGTATCTTAGGGTTAGGATATGGTACAGGGGCAGCCAAATTACAACAAACATTAAAGATATCGGCCGGTGTTGTTATGGACGAGCAAGAATGTAAGCGCCTTGTAGGGGTTTATCGAGAAGTTAATAACAAGGTAATTGACTTATGGAAAACTTGCGATGAAGCATTGCAGACCATGGCTGCGTGGCCTAAAGATAAAAAGCCTTATTATTTGGACGCACATAATGCTTTACTCGTAACACCAAAAGGCATAAGATTGCCAAACGGATTGTACATATACTACCCTGGCCTTACATGGGATGTATCAGAAGCTAAGTCTAAATTTGTATATAAGTCAAGACGTGGCATGATATCAATTTGGGGTGGATCTGTAGTCGAGAATGTGGTACAAGCGCTAGCTCGTATTATTGTAGGAGAACAGATGATAGAAATTAATAAGAAGTATCGACCTGTGCTTACTGTTCACGATGCGGTAGTCAATGTTGTTCCTGAGACAGAAGTGGAAGAAGCTCTCTCCTTCATAACGTCCACTATGTCTACACCTCCTAGTTGGGCAACAGGGCTACCCGTAGCGTGCGAAGCTAATCATGGAGCGAGTTATGGAGAGTGCTAGTAAAAAGGAAAAAATAAAAGGGTATAAGAAAAAATGGCGTATAAATAATCCTGAAAAAATAAAAGCGTATAGAGAAAAGTATAATGAAAAGTATAAAGAAATAATATCAGCAAAAAACAAAGTGCTTTATCAAAATAATAGAGAAGAACTTTGCCGGAAAAATAAAGAATGGTATGACGAAAATAAAGAAAAAATATTAGCTAGAAGGAAAAAACAATACAAAGAAAATAAAGAAAAAATATTAGCCAGAAGCAAAGAGCAGTATATAAAACATAAAGATAAAAAATTAGCGCGTGATAAAGAATATAGAAAAGAAAATAAAGAAAAATTTAGGGCTCGTTGGGGTAAACGTAGGGCAGATAAATGTAATCGAACACCTAAATGGTTATCTAAAGATGATCTATGGATACTAGAAAATGCATACGAGTTAGCTCATATTAGGAGTAATATGTTTGGATTTGATTGGCATGTAGATCATATTATCCCATTAAAAGGTACAATTATTTCAGGATTACATGTACCTAATAATATACAAGTAGTTCCTGCAAATTGGAATCTACGGAAAAGTAATGTAGTAATAGAAAGGTTCTTTGGATAATTATGGAGCACCCTAGTAAAAAGCTATATAGAGAAAAGAATAAAGACAAAATCTATGCAAGAGTTAAAGCATGGAGGCTAAAGTACCCTCATAGAGTATTGATGAATGGCGCTAGACAAAGAGCAATTAAACGGGGGTTAGAATTTAATATAGAAGCTATAGATGTTGAGATCCCTACTACGTGTCCTATATTAGATATAGAGATTATTAGACATAAGTGCGTAGATGTACGATCAGGACCACATAATAATTCTCCTTCCATAGATAGGATAGACAATACTAAAGGGTACACAAAAGGAAATATTCAAGTTATTAGTCATCAAGCTAATACAATGAAAGGTAATGCATCACCAGAAGAACTTATTAAATTTGCAAATTGGATATTAAAAACATACGGAGGTATATATGAAAAAGACAGCAAGAAATGAATCAACAGGGGATTGGTTGCATAGTAAACCAAACAATGAAATGTTTGAAAAAAACTTTGATTTGATTTTCCGTAAAAAGAAACCCGAAGAAACTGAATATGAATTAAATAAATCAACTGGCGAAGTTCAAAAGAAAGAAGACTAATGGCTGACTTTACATGGTCTTTCTCGTCGCTTAAACAATATCAAAATTGTCCTAAGCAATATTATGAAATTAAAGTTGTACAGAATTATGAAATCATTCCTTCGGAGCAAATGAAATATGGAACAGAAGTTCATAAAGCTTTGGAAGACTACGTTAAAGATGGTAAAGAACTTGCAACCAATTACCTTAGATTTAAAGCTGCAGCTGATAGCCTTATTGCAATCCCTGGCACAAAGTATGCAGAGTATGAAATGGCGCTATACGAAGATAAAACCGTATGTGATTTTGGAGATCCAAAGCGTTGGGTACGCGGTATTGTTGACTTGCTTATTGTGGATGGAGACTATGCTTTTATTGTCGATTATAAAACTGGTAGTAATAAGTATCCCGATCCTAAACAATTAAGACTGATGTCTCTTATGACATTTGCCCACTTCCCACAAGTAAATAAAATTAAAGCAGGTTTATTATTTGTGATGCACAATTCATTTATTACAGAAGAATATGATAGAAAAGATATTGACAAATCTTGGGAAAAGTTTAAGGGTCCACTAGAAAGATTAAATAATTCATACGAAACAAACAGTTGGCCGCCTAACTATACGCCTTTATGCAGGTTCTGCCCTGTTAAGTCTTGTGACTTTAACCAAGGATGATATAATAGCGCTATGCCTTTCGTTAATAAACCAAGACCTATCTATAAAGACTCCCCGTTAGAACATAAAAAACGGATGGAGCGTCAACGTGCACGTCGTGCAATCGATAAGAAATATTTTGATAGTCCTAAAGACAAAGACCATACAGCAGAAATTAGAGAAGGTAAAGATGAATCCCACAAAAAAGCTCTTGACAAGGGTGGTTCAAACAAGGATGGAT